GTTTTACACAATTGTTCTGCGGATGACCATTTTTCTTTGTTTACCGAATATGTCATACATTCTTTAATATATGTTTTTTCTTTTTGTTTTTTCCGAACAGGAGGTTTTGTTTGTCGTTTGGGTTTGACTTCTATGATGTAGGTTTCGGTTGTGCCATTTGATTTTTTAATTTCTGCAATGAAATCTGGATAATATTTGTGTATTTTTTTGTCTACGGGCGAATAATAAGGAATTGGCAATTCTTCGCTGCCCCATTGTACAATGTTTTTGTTTTCATCTAAATAACGACATACTCTTCTTTCCCACAAAGAACGACATATTATGTTTGTTGGGTCGCCTATATATTTTGAAGGGTTTTGAATTGTATATTTCGTCTTGTATGGCATCATAAATATATAGACATAAACAAAGGAATGAAACGATGGGATCATGGCAAAGAAAAATAAATGAATTTGCAGGCAAGGCTCTAGATAAATTAGGTTCTGGTAACATTAGGGCAATGAGGGCACCAGCACTTTCTTATCCACTATCCGGTAAATTTGATGATATAGAAGATACGGGTGGGTATAGAACAAATTTTGTTGCATCAATTTATTCTAATAAACAGGTTGTTAGAGTACTGTCGCCTTCAGCAGGCCCGACATTTGCAGATATTACACTTCCTTTGCCACAACAAATCAAAACAGACAATGAGATTGCATATAGTCAAGGACAATCAGAAGTTAAAGGTGGAATAACCGATCCGACTGTTGGGGGTGCCATTGAATGGGCTTTGGAGAAAACTAAGATTACAGGTGTGATGGATAAGTTTGGAATTTCGCAAGCACTTGGTCATAGACCTATGGATGAAACTGAGAATGTTTTCGGGGGAGCCAATTTCCGAACACATTCTTATTCTTGGCAACTGATTCCCAAGGTGGAGGGAGCAGGAACAAGGATCACTGATATAGTAAAAAAGTTTCAAACACTCGCATATCCATCTCGCTCAATTGGCCAATCATATTCTAGGGTGATTCATCCTCCTGTGTGGTTTATTAGTGTATTGAATTTAAACAAAGGTGACAAAGGTGGACAATTTATGTGGGACATGGGGCCTCTTCCAAGCGTTCTATCGCGCGTTGGTATAACAACGCAAGGTTCTGCTGGTTCTGGATACGCTGCGCTTGGTGGGTATCCAGCAGCAACAACTTTGGAATTGACTTTTCTTGAACTTGAGCCTGCTGTTAGCCTGGGAGATGGTATTGCCAGCAGGAGTCAGGTTAGAATGGGTAAGGGACAAGTTTACGGTTAAAGGTTTAAACAATGTATTTTAATTACATACCAAACACAGAATTCAATTTCAGTTGGAGTGAAACTGCTGGTACTAGCGGCGGTTTTATTTCTTCAGTAAACATGAAAGACATATTCAAACGAGTTTCGTTTACGCAAAAAACCAAAGACGATGCGGGTTCATTTGAATCTTATGTTGTCTCAGAAGGACAAAAACCAGAAGATGTCGCCTTTGATTTTTATGGAGATCATGATTTATGGTGGGTTGTGTTATTATCAAATAATATTGTTGATCCGCATGGCGAATGGTTGAAGTCTGGTGGTGAAATAACCTCCATGTTTAATACTTTCCTTAGTGGTAATAGTTATTTTGTGTTTGAGAATTTAGATGCATTAGAAGGTGATATTTTAATCCGACGAGATGTTGGTCTTGATGGGTCTATTGATTTAAACAACTATGGAGAAGTTGATAATTATGATAAACTTCTTCATAAAATAGACGTTAAGAAATCCAAGGGTACAATTAATGAAAATGACGAGATCTATCTGTTTAGAAAAAGCATAATTGCTGGCGAAGAACAATGGAACTCCATAGATGGGTTTGGTGTTACTGGTTGTTATCAACAACATTTTGGGGCTACATCTTGTATTGGTTTTACTGGTCCTGAATATGCAGGATCAATGGGTGTAGGATCTGGCCAGGCGGCCGTCGCGTGGGGTCCGCCTTGCCCGACAGCCGGATCTACGTTTTCAATTGTACGAAGAAAAGAAACCATTTCAAAATCGGCTCACCATTTTGCATATAATAATGATATGGTAAATCCATATAGTGCATATCCAGTATTAGGTCATGATGGACCTTCGGGAGATTTCTATAGTCAGCAAAATGTTTGTGGAATGACTGGAACAATACTGTATAAATATATGATTAAGAGTCTATCAGAACAGATTAAAACAATTACTACGCAAGATGATATAATTTTTAAAAATGACGAAAAGCGAACGATAAAATTGGTTGCAAAAAATCTAGTACCGGCTTTAATAGACGAATTTAAAATATTGATACAGGGTAATGTTCCAAGAGGAACTACTCATATCATTGAATAATTATAATAAAGTGACACATCATGGTAAAATTTGAACGACAATACCCATCTGATATTATTATAGAAAGTATAAAAATCAAAAGACTGGGGAGTGACCAGGAATATGTTGTAAAGTCATTAAATCCAAAAAATGACGATGAAGCAGCCACTAGTGATTCGTTTACGAGTATGAGCATTAGTGAAAGCATTTTTGGTTCGGGGGTTAGTGGAATTCTAAAGTTCCGTGAACCTTCTGCTGGTAACAGCATGATTGGTGATTATTTCAATTTTGTTGGTGGTGAATTGGTTGAGATTGTCATTGAATCACCGGAACCCATTGAAAATTCAAGAAAAGAATTGACATTTTGCGTCAATGATGTTCAAAAACTGGGCAATGAAGCATCAGAGGCATTAGTTGGTGCAGTAGTAAAGGCAGATGCTGGATGGCTGGTGAGTTTTATATCATGTGAGAATTTCTACTTGAATTGGGCAGAACTTGATATTGCAAAGCATGAAGATTATATTGGTCATATTGCTTCTGATAGTAGTTTTGATGAAGAACCAGGACTGGTCAATCAAGTAGCAGAAAAATATTTTAATCCCGGTGCTACAGATTATAGTTTTGCTCAAAATGATATGGAAATTGAAAACACACACAATAGCGTATGGATCAAAACAAATCAACACATGTATCCATGGGCAAAAGATGTTCATTATTCGAGTTTAATGTCAACTATGACAGATCTTGCTGAAAATGCTGTCACAGAAGATCAGAAGGGTGTAAATTATCTTTTCTATGCAGATTTGGATGGGTGGCATTTTAAATCAATTCGGAAAATGCTAACTGATGAAGGTGGTTCATACTTTTTTGGATTGTTGGGTCAAGATCCCAGAGAATATTTTTTCACAGACATAACCATTTCTCCCGAGGATTGGAATTTTGGTGATCCTAGAGTTTTAGCAATGAACATTTTAAACGAATATAATCATTTACAGTTGTGGTATGATGGAGCATATTCTTCATATTATGAACTTGTCAAACCAAATTATAATGATCCCTATTTCAATTATTTGAATTTTGCATCTACACATAGCACAGAACATATAACATATGATTATCATCAAGACCCGTGGGGTGGTGTGGAAGATGGGGGGCGAGTAGCAGAACATAAATTGCTTCCGGACAGTATAGATACGTCACCGAAAATACACACCCGAAGGTTCTATGACGAAAATGGATTGTATGGTTATTTTAGTAATCCATATAATGCTCCTCAATATAATTTGATTGATACAATGGGTTCTATGGACACGAATGGAAAATATGGACCAACAAACGGTGGTGCTAATTGGAGAACAATGTTCGATCAAACCGATCTTTCTGGTGAGATTCTTTATAAAATACAAAAAGAAATTAAGAAACCCATGCGCGAATCAGGTGCATTTGGAAGATATATTAAAATGGTCGATGTAAAAGAACGTTGGGAAATATATAAGAATTCTATTTGCTGTGTGGGTGAAGAAACACAGTCTGCGGAGAAGTTTGCATTTCTTGCAATCATAGACGGTGCAAAAAAGATATCAGGCGATGATGGTCGGGGTGGAATATATGAATACAGTTGGAGAGAAGTAGAATTTTGGCCAAGGGATCGTTTATTAGAAGAAGAAATGGGTGATGTAATAGAAATAAGTGATGAAAATTCACCACTTAGCATCATTATGACTCCTGGTGGTCTTCAGGGAACATTTTTAGACGAAGCAAGCGACGAATGGACAAATCCAGCATATAACATTAGTGAATTGTTGAATACAACTCAAGGAGATGATGTGCTTGTTGGTCCGGGCATTAATGCTGCAAGCAGATTGGAGCCAGCAGGAGGTGGAACGGAAGGATCTATAATAATAAACAATTATCCAGAAGCATTCCAAATGATGCCGGTGGGTAGTTATTTCATAACAGGGGATGAACCCTGCGAAACCAGAGAAAATGATGATGTTGATTTTTACTTTCACGGTCAAATTGTGCAGATGTATAAACTAACAAATTATGCACTGCAACATATCGCTCCTGATGTGTTGAATTATGAAGAGGATGATGACCGAGAAGCAAACGAAATTGCCAATGAGGTATATTTCTTTAATGTTCCAAATGCGCACGATGGAATGTGTCGTTGTGATACTCCTGTTGGTGCTACAGGTGGTGGACCATGATACTGTTGGTTGAATTGTTATGAATATGCATAGAAGTTGTTGTTGTTCCATAGAAGAACCGGAACCGGATGAACCAGATTTGTGGGAATTTATAAATGCAGCGGTTGTTCAACTATCATTAGACTATAGCGGATCGATGGGGGGCGAAGAGGACACCATACAGGAGTGGGTTGCATATTTTATTAATAGAATGAATGAAAAGTTTGGAGAATTGCCCGAAGATGAAAAGCCAATGGTTGGTGCAGATATATGGAGTGACGGAACTCCTGTCCTGATATCGCAGGAACCAACATATGACTATGATTCTATACTTACTTTTGTGTTGGGCGGATACACGTTGGCGGGGGGTGGCACCAGATACAAGCCATCCATGGAGGAACACATGGCCATTTTTAACGAATATTCTGTGGTGGGAGAACTGGAAGAGGGCTACTGTTGCGAACCCCCATTGGAAGAGGGCACATGTTGCTTTGCCCTGCTGCCCCCGGAAAATAACGGACTATGTGACGATCCCGATGATGTCGTAGTTAATTGTGTTTGCGATAATGTAGATAGTGAACAAGATTGTACAGATAATTACCCGGGGCGTGATTTTCAGTCTGATATTGACGTTGTTGAAGGAGTTGCTGTTATGTTTTTGAGTGACGGTTTGGCAGGTGATCAAATCTGGGTACGCAATGCGGTGGATTCCTCGGGGTATATTAAAAGTGCATATTATACTGTTGGATTTGATATTGGTGCGGCAGGTGAAGAACTTTTAGAGTATATGTCATCAGGGACTAACGGGCATTATTTCCCAGCAAGTGATCTAGATACATTGAACTTAATTATTGACACTTTATTACAAGGTGATGATGATGGTGATGATGATGGTGATGATGATGATGGTGGTGGTTCTGGATAAATTAGTATTAGTCCTAAATAAAATAGAAAGGAGCAACTTATGGCTAATGGAGAATACAAAAGACCGACGCCAAAATACCTTATAACAATGGCAAAGGCTGCCAGGGATTTGAACTGGCACCAGGCACAAGGTATAGTTCCTACAACAACAATAAACCATTCATTGTTTGCATTTGTGGAGGATCGCGGTTGTGTAGGTGGGATGGTTGATAATTCGGAATGTCCCGATGATGATCCACTTTGCGAATGCCCCTGCCTAAATTTAAAACCAGACAATTTATTAGGCTCAGTAGCAGGGGCTGAACCCACAGATGATGAATTATTCGAAGCATTTAAAGAAACCAAAGAATGCAATCTGATACACGAAGTACTGGGGGAAAGTTACCTTGGTTGTTTTTGGGATTCACCCGACCATCCCTCCAGTTGCGGCTGTCCTTGTGTTGGTGAAGATTTTAAAAAATATGTTGAATATAACCAAACAGATGCAACATACTGGAATACACCGAAGACCACTCCACTATGGCGAAATGCTCAAATGACGCTCATGAGTTCCCAAAAAATGAGAATTATATTGAATGGGGATTTGACATTGCGCCCTGGTAAACCCATTACAATTGTAAACAAAACTCCCGGATCTGATAAAAACGATAGAATGCAAAGATTTACTGGGAGGTGGTTGGTGACGGATATTGAGCATATGATCACATCAACAAGTCATAAAATGGATGTGATACTTAGTAGAGATAGCACAGGAACAGATCCCAATGAATCTGAAAAACTTGGGGTATTTGAATCATTATCCAATTTGCTTGGTTCTTTGTTTGGGTTTGGGTGATTGTTTATTTGATTTTACTATACATATATAAACCAAGGAAAACATTCAATGCCAGTAAACCAATATTCAGATTTTGATATCAATTTTAACAGAAATGAATATATTAATGACGTTTCTGTGATGAAAGACCGACACGCCATAAGACAATCAATTATGAATATTGTATTAACAAGACCTGGTGAAAAACCATTTAAACCTTCGTTTGGCGTAGGCATTCATGATTATTTGTTTGAAAATTGGACTCCTATGAATGCCTCCTTTTTAGAAAGAGATATAGTATGGGCTGTGCGTGCATGGGAACCGCGCGCAGAAGTAGAATCAATTATTATAGATGAAGATAATATTGATAGTAATGAGGTATCAATAGAAATAAGATTTGTTATTCTCGGTGGATCACTATCCAATCCAATAATAGAAAGCATACAATTAGCACTAACAAAGGTTAGATAACAATGGCAAAAAGTAACGTAGACATTCAACTTGGATCTTTAGACTTTGATGGTATTAAAAATAGCATCATTGATCATTTAAAAAAACAAAACACTCTGAAAGATTATGATTATGAAGGATCTGCAATGCAAGTTCTTCTTGATGTTTTGGCATATAATACTTCATATTATGGGTTCTATTCTAATATGTTAGCAAGTGAAATGTTTTTAGATACTGCTCAAAAAGAATCTTCTTTGATTTCTCTTGTTAAACCATTAGGTTATCTTGTGCCCGGTGCAAAGTCTGCCAGAGCATTAGTAAAAATTCGTCAGGGTGGTACAAATGGAACAGTGCCTCGCTATACTAGGTTTAGTGGGACAAGCAGCAGTGGTATTTCTTATAATTTTTATACAATTGAAGAATATGGATTAGATCTTAACGGGGAGGCTGTGATTTCAATTGTGCAGGGGAAATCTCTAACAAAAGAACAACCCATATTAATAGATTCAGCAACACAAAAGGGATTTATTTTAGGATTGGATGTTGATATTAGTACTATAAGATTAGAAGTTTTAGATTATAATGGAGATGGTACATGGGTAGAGTGGGCAAGGGCAGGCAACATTGAACAAGGATTGGATGATACGAGTCAAGTATATTGGTTAGAAAGAAGTGATATGGGTTTCTTTGTTATATTTGGTGGAAACTTAGAAAATAGTGCATATGTTCAAGTTGGTAGAAGTTTAAAATCAAATGATTTGGTAAGGTTGAGTTATTTAAAAAGTGAAGGAGAAAGAGGAAATCAACTTGGAAATTTCAGCGTGAATGGTTTTTCTGCAACGACTGAAACTGTTTCATTATCTTCTGGGGGATCTAATGGACCAGATTTAGAATCTATTAGATTTTTTGCCCCAAAGTGGTTTGCCGCACAAGACAGAGCAGTGACGGTAGAAGATTGCAGAGCATTGCTCGCTGCGAAAGGTTTTGTTAGCGATTCTAGTAACCCATATTCCAATTTTAATGTATGGGGCGGTGAAGAAATGAATCCACCAAGATATGGTAGGTTGTTTGTTTCTTTGGGAGACACTACGGAAGAAAATCCGGTTGCTGCAACAAAAGCAATTGATATATTAGAGCAAAAAACGTGTGTGACTGTGTTACCGGAATTTATGGACGTTGATAGGTTTTATGTTGAGGTTTATGGGAAAATATATTATGAACCGTTAGAAACATCACTAGATGAAAATACTCTGTTATCAATGGTAGTGAAAAACATTTTTGATAATAATCCGAATGGTTTTCGGCAAACCTATGATAGTGGTGTTATTTCTAATAACATCAATTCTCTAAATGCTGCATTTTATGTTGGTTCAAATGATATTAAGTTTAAAGTGTCCAATAACGTTCAAGTGTTTTCCCAAACACCGCGAAGCCTAATAAAATTTAGAAACGAATGTGAATCAGGAAGTTTAATTACAACAGAGTTTATGCCAGGATCAGCATTTGGGGGGTTGGACGATGACCAAAAGATATATCTAAAATCTTATGGTAATGTTAGTAACGGTAAGCAAAGCATTATTGCTGCGTATTTTGACGAAGAGATAGAAATAAGTCTAGGCTCGGTCGGTCATTTTATTCCAAACACTGGCGATGTTGTGTTCATAAAACCGATGATTGCTGCGGAAGATTTTAGTTTGAGTGTAGACATAACAAGTACGGGTACTAATACTTTTATTAATAAAGAAGAAATGTATGCTATCACAAGAACCAATCTTGAAATTGTAAAAAGAAACTTAGGATAATGTTTTACGGATCATTATTCTCAAATCCGAAGAATACAGGCGGTGGTAGTCGGGCAGATCATTACCGTTTGTTGTTATTGGGTCAGGAAGTACCGGCACTCGATTTAGTAGTTGAGAACGTCATTGATATAGAGCATTTGTTTCCTTTGTGGATACGAGAAAGAAGTAATAGCAGTTCACCATCTAATCATTTGATAAAATTCACACAAGAATATTATAATTGGTTATATAGCAAGAGTGGTTATGAATTATCTGCAACTGATTTTCATTCAAACGGATTTCAAAGATTAGTTGATATTGCTGAAACTCCAGTTCAACTCCTAAAACATTTTGTAAACACATATTCAACTGGGTTTCCAAAATGGTTTGTTGATGAGAAGATGTTATCTGTTGATTCGGGTATTCGTAATTTTATAACTGGTATTCGTACTTTTTTCTATCAAAAGAAAGGCACAGAGGAATCATACCGATACTTTTTTGAAATGTTGTACGGGGATCAAAGTGACGATCAAGGTAATCCGATAGATGTAGAAGTTAATATGTACTATCCTAAAGTACATATGTTAAGATTAAACGGTGGTAGATTTTTTGGATTTCCGTTTCTTAATCCAGATGGCATTACTGGAGAATATTTTGATGCTAAAAGATCATTACGACATTTAGGTGGAAGTTATCTCAACGGTCCATTCAAAATACAAGATAGTGATTGGTATCAAGAATATTCGTATGTTTTATCTACTGGGGTTTCCTTGGAAGATGAAGATTCGGGACAACCAATTTATACCGAATCTCTTAAAACCCTTCTGCATCCTGCTGGTATGAAAGCATTCTTAGAAAAGACACAAGAAGATTATGTTGCCCCAGATGATTACGATGGAGGTTTTAATGTATGTGAATCTCCAGTACTTGGTAATTATTTTCCGTATAGATTGAATGATAATAGTTCTCTTGCTCATTGTGTTGGTTGTTCTGGTGCAACAGGCAGTTCACAATATCATTATGATGGACCAACCGCAATGCGAAATTTAGTAGCAGAAGCCAATTTGGGTGGTACTCATGGTTGGACGTATGGTAATGCGTGGAATGCTGTAGGAAATTATGGCATTACATTGGATTATCATTTACCAACATATGCATATCCAAATTGGGCGGATGGTATAACGGGAGATTTAGAACAGAATACATTTGGAAACATATATATTAGTACATTCCTATATCTGTGTCCAAATGATAATAGTCCGAATTTAGGAGTGACTGGTTGTACCGCGTCTGAAGATGCAGACGGTGGAGCATGTTGGTAGAAAGGTAATAAGGTAACATTTAAATGGCTGACATTAATAAAAAAATCATATCTAATGCTATAAAGAAATATTTACGATCAGAGAAACTGGCATTCGTTTTAGGAAATAGTAACGAAACGATCAATCGTTCGTTAAACAATCAAGAAGATATAATAACATCATCATCTGTTGCGTTTACAATAAACCCTAAACAGATAACAGAAGCAATTAGAGTGCCGAAGGAGGTACAGCCAGCAATATGGAAAATTGGATTGACAAAGAAAGTAGGGACTTTTAGTTCTAACATACCAGGCAAGCCAGATGAAAATAATTGGTCATTGTTTTATGGAACGGGCCAATATGGCAATTATGTATTTCTTATACTTTCTATAAGTGAAAACAATGACCTCCAGTATGAATCAGATCCTGTCGTTATTGTAGAAAATTTGATTGATATTTCTGGTAATATTGCGAAGACATCTGATGGGAAAATATTATATTGTGCAGTTCACAAAACAGAAGATAATTGGATAACAAATTATAAAACTCATTACATTCCATATTATAATGTAAAGGACAACATTAAAGAAAAAGAAGAATATTATACCAGTAATGCTTCCAATGCAACTAGAATATGTGGTGCTGGAAATGAACAACGGTGTGGAACATGTTGTCTTTATTACTCAGAGGGTGGATACGATCCTATTGCTGGGTTAACGTTCTCTGCTGGCGGTTTCTATAAATGTATAGAGAGTAAATGTTACCAATGTTCTGAAATTGCACAATCTTTAGGTATGAGACATATATTCAATAATTGGAGGGGGGGTACTGGTGTAACTGGTGGAACTGGAGGTCGTTGTTCGGTATGCGATTCTGTTAATTTCCCATCCGAATGTGGTCCATGTCCGTGTAGTATAAGTTGGAGTGATGATAGTTATTACAAAAATATAATTAAGGATCCAAACATATCATCGGAATTGTCGGAATGGAAAAATGCTAATTATGAAAATATTGGTAGGGAAAAATATGGTAATGGATCAATATCGCGTGTTTCTATTAATCTCAGTGGTGTGTCGTTGAATGATAAAAAACTTTCTTCTGGATGGAAAAATAGAGATTTATATGTTCCCTTTAGTGCAGATTTTTCGTCTTCTGGAAGAGAACCGTTAATAAGAGTATTAACATATAAAGATAGTAAGGGTAATCAATATATTAACGGTATTGCACATGCGGTTGATCACGGTGATAAACTTCGTAACATTAAGATTAATACGGCCGTATGGGAAGATATGTTCCCTAACGTTCCTGCAAACAGGTTGAGTATTGAATTAATTCCGAGTGGTGGATTTCCAGCAAACCTAGATTCGATATTTGGTATGGGTACTTTGTTGTCTGTTGACATAAAAAATAGTGATATCGAAAACACTGGAACAATTCAAACTGTATTTAATATGGTAAGTATACAAGCCTTTAAGGATGAAAACGATATTAATGCCTTGTCTGGATTGGGTCCAAGTCAAATACATAATTTTATTACATGCATTGTCATCGAGGCTCATAAAAAAGAGTATTTAGGTTTGTCCATGGAGACACTACCGGATAAAGATTCTTTGATGCTTTCGCAGACTAATCCGTATGCTGGTGGGGCAGGAGATTCACAAACTAACAAAACAACAATTAATAGTGTGAGAGTATTAGCATCAAAAAATAAACCTGGTTCTTCAACGATAGTGGTAATGGAAATAGCGTCTAATTCCCCAGAGAATTTTATAGTGGGGAATGAATTTAATATAGATGATATTACATGGGTGATTGATTCTGTTTCTATACCAACTTCTTATAGTGGAGATAAAATTAATAAAGCAAAAACTAATATTCTACATCTTGACAAAACAAATATAAATATAAGCAAAGCAAACGATCCAAACTATGTTTCTTCATGGAGTTTCAGATTCTTCTTGGGTGGTTAGTAATCGGTAAAGGAAAAACAATATGGCACATTATAATATACAACCATTTTATGGAGGAGGTAATCCATCGTTTCCTCTCTCCGTGGCTCCATACAATAGTAGAGTAGAAGGACAAGAATTGGTTTTTGGTGATGATGAAATTGATCTTGTTCCTAAAAATTATCAATTTATTGCATTCCGACCAGGATTTCCTTTACAGGCTTCTGAACTCAATGAAATGCAAGAGCATTTTCAAATGCAACTCACCCTTTCCATTGCAATGATGCATAATTGGATTACTTCTGGTACAGGAAAACATTGGGGATCATATGATAGAAACAATTCTGGGGGAGAGGGAAGCGAATCAGTTCCGTCTGATGTTCCAGAAAATGGGATAGGTGTTGGGGGAGTATCACCAAATGGAGTATTAGGAGACTCTAATTATGCAATAAGTGGTCCTGGGTGGAAAGGTTCATGTCCCCTCCACCCATATCACACACCATACATTCCGGGTGATGGTGCAGGACAAGCACCTGTTACTGCACAATTTAGTACTACTGGGGGCGGATTTGTTCAATTAAGTTTTTGGTCCGGCTGGTGGCTAGTAGAATTAACAGATGATACGGAGATTCTCCCGGGCGGCTCTCAATTGAAAGACATTAGCGGCATGAAACATTGGGTATATTTGACCAGTTCTAACCCAAATCTTCCAGCATTTACAATTAATGTAGTAACAGATCCCATTGGAGGAAATATTGAAAAGGTCGTTGGGTTTAAACTTAGCAGCGATTATTATGGGTGTGAACCATGTGCTGAAGGAGAATCACCGCCATGTAATGACGATACAGATTTAGCAGATAATTCAGCAGGGTTTCCGAACTCAATTGCATGTGGTGCCAGTCGTTATGGTATTAGTTTCATGACTGTTGGTGAAGCATCTCCCAACAGTGCAGGGGTTTGGTCAGACACACAACTAGGACAAAGACAAAGACTAAGTTTAGTATGTAAAGTAAATCCGGCAGAAGGTACTGTCCGTTATATGAATAATATATTAATAGGTCAAAGATGATGTATAAATATAACATAATAGAAGAGATCAAATAATGGGATTCACAGAAGACAATCTATACCAAATATGGAACTTAACTCAATCTACTACTTTTGCAGATTGGGTGAGTCATTATAATGCTCTTGTTGTTGAAAAACTCAATCGGATGTCAATCTATACTGGTGCATCCGGCGATGGTATCGTATTTACATTGGGTACTACTGCTTCAAACGATCCGTTAGGAGGAATAACATCAGGATCTGATTTAAGTGCTGGTGTGTTCAGATGCTCTCTTGCAGATGTGATTCCAAAGGGAATTACGTTTTCAGGAGATGTTAGCATTGACGGTACTTTAAATTATGATTTATCTAAAGCAGAACTTACTTCAATTAAATCAAAAGTATATCCTCTTGGTGGTTACACGGCAACCAAAGGTTTTACTTTTGGTAGGGTAGTAAGGGTTGCTGGAGAAGTTGATGGATGTTCCGGTGGTCCTGAATATTTTCTTTCCAGAGCAGACAATAAAAATTATGCAGAAGTTTTTGGTGTTATTTCTGGTATTACTTGGCCGCATAGTGGCGGTACACCACAAGGACCATATAATTCAGCAAACACTTATATCACAGTCACTACTCACGGTAAAGTTAAGGGTGATTTCACCGGAGCAACAGATTTTTATGGTGGATTGAGTGCCGGTTCTGTTTATTTTCTAAGTCCCGGTAATAGTGGAGGAATCACTAGAGTTGAACCCGTGGTTAGCGGGCAAGTTAATAAGCCAGTAATGCTTGGTGTCACTTCTGATGTTGGATATGTGCTACATTATAGGGGTCAATATTTACAGGGTTCTGGTACGGGTGGTACGGGTGGAATTGATAATAACCGATTTATTGTGAGTATTGATGCAGGAACCGATATCGTCCGAGGCGATGTCGTCGGATATGATGGGAGTTCAGTGACACCAACCAATGCTGATTGGAAAAAACTAAATGCTTCTAGTGATGATCTTGGAATTGCCGTTGGTATATGTATTACAAGTCCTTTTGTGTTAGATGCACAAACTTATATTCAAATTGTTGGTACAGGATATATTGATGATATTCCAACAAGTGATGGTGGTAGTGGTTTGCTATATGTTGGACACGACAGTAAACTAACATCAACAAATCCCGGCGGAGGAGGCGGACAAGTAAAACCATTTGCAGTTGCATGGCCTAGCGGTGAAGATAGACGAGGTTTCATATTTAATCAAAACCATAATAGTGGTGGTGGTGGACAAGCGGCAGCAGCCACACGGGGGGGAGATGGCGGCAGAAATTGGGCATTCCGTTCTACCTCAAGTGGTGGCACTACATATGGTCATGCAATGAATGACAACATTCTCATTAATGGGAATTTTGATATTTGGCAAAGGGGTGCAGGGGTTCGCGGTTCAACCGGAACAACATACTTCGCTGACCGTTGGGTCCGAATGGATGGTGTTTCCGGTGGTGGTGGTACGGCAGGAACCTATACTGTTGCAAGAAATACGTTTACTGTCAACCAGACTGATGTGTCCAACGAACCAGTATATTACGTTACCCTACAAAACAATGTCCATCCTCAAGGTGGAATAGCGGGCGATTGTGTTTACATTGAAAACCGAGTAGAAGATGTAAGAACATTGCGTAATGAAAACGCAACAATGTCATTCTGGGCTAAGTCTGGTGTTACAGGTGCTACCATGGATTTGGTGATCAATCAATATGATGGCACAAATACCTTTACATCCTACCCTGCGTCAGTCCAGTTAGGAACATTGTGGAGTAAATATGAAATTGCATTCCTTGTACCTAATATTACAACAACGCCTAGTGGTAATAAGGATTATGTTGGTTTCGGGTTTAGTACAGCAAGATTAAACACAACACTAGATTTGGCAAAAGTTAAACTAGAAAGAGGACTAATTGCAACCACTAATCCAAAATCAAACGTAAATGATGAGTTGAATTTGTGTAGTCGGTTCTATCAGAGAAGTTATGGTGTAGATCAATCTACTCACACACAAACCATGTTAGATTCTAATACCCCCAACGATACTGTTGTTGATTTTCTTATTACTCCAAGTAAAGATTACTATTACAAGTTCCCAGTCGTAATGAGAGGTGATCCTACAGTTACTTTATATTCACCAAAAACTGGTACAACTGGCGATGCACTCAATAGAACATCAGGTAGAGATTTGAAAAAATCCTCTGGTACTAGAGGGTATGAAAGCAAAACGAGAGTCATCTCAGCAGCAGCAACTTCAATAACAGCCGAATATAGAACTAAAAATGGTATATACCTATTCGTTCCTGCTGGAACAGTTCTGTTTGATAACGTTTCCGTTCATTACGTTGCAGATGCAGATTTAGATGAAAATATGCCAAACACATGAATGGAGTAATCACTAATGCCAAGTTGTAATAGTAATAGTTCAAACCTAAGCGGAAATGTTAACATCACTAACATCACGCATAGTGGTGCTAGGTTGTTAATGACTATACCGCTGTCAGGTTTTTCTGGTGGTGTTGTTGGAGAGTGTCCCGAAATGTGTCATGGTATTACAACTGGTGATGCTATTAGGTATAATCCGTTAACATCATATTATACAAAATCACAAGGCGATGTTGCGCAACATGCAGAAGTTGTCGGTGTTGTAGAATCAATTGATGCTGATAACAATTCGGTTGAGGTAGTATTATCAGGACAGATTAAATATCCTCTTGCTAAAGTTATTAATGCAACACATGTAGATCCTGATATGGATCCTGATGGAACTAATATTGCAGGAGCAAGTGGTGGAAATGATATTTACTTTTTGAGTGAGATTACGGCAGGTAAATTACAAAACTTAGCACCAGCAACACCCAGCACTATTGCAAAACCAATTTTTCAAGTTGCACCCGATGGGAATTATACAGGACAGGTGACAAATTATATTGGCTATCAAATAGGTGGAAATGTTAGTGGAGAAGAAGAGTTTTCAGAACCTGCGGGTGCGCAAAGTAACCAACTTCTTTTTGGTGGAGATGATGGGTTATCTTTAATTGAAAACGGTTGGTACAATGCTACTATAAGACGATGGTTTTCTTTAAGAATTGATGATAAAGATTATTCTGGAGACACATTTATCAAATCGTATAAAACATTTGGTAAACGAGCAGGTGTTAGATATAAAGTCACAGTAGAATGTATAGATTCGGCATTATCTACAATTATAAAAAAACGTGCCACACAAAAAGGCCCAGATGGTAAAGTAATTGGGCGTTATATTGTTGTAGATGCAGACAGATCTACGAGTGTGTTGTGGTTAGAGGGTGTGGGGACATTGCAGGATAGTAAAAAAATACATATTGGCACATCCACTTATGATATTTCTTATTCCGTCATTACAGCATTCGCACTCCCCAAAGTGTACTCAAGAAATCCAGTTGCATCGTATGTGGATATAAATAATAATGCTATAACTGTCCAAGAAGTTCTCTTCTTAAAAGTTCCAGCAGATGGTAAGGGACTTTCAGTGACTTTGGTTCCTAATGCCACATTTAATACCATAACGGTTAGAAACCAGTTTGATGTAGGAAATTCTACACATATCGTAACTGATCTAACAGCAACTGTTAAGGAGATTGCTGATGCAGTGGCAGACTTAAATATTAAAATAAATAATACCCCTGCTTCTTCTGAAGCAAATAAATTTCAAACAAGAATCTCCAGAGTAGAGTAAGAGAGATTTAAAATGGTAGTTATTCGTGGTAGTAGTTTCTTTCAACCAAGTTCAGTAACAGGAATTACTGGACCCACTGGACCTACTGGCCCTACTGGCCCTACTGGTCCCTCTGGAAGAGGCGCAATCGGGCCCACTGGTTTGAGCGGCGGTCATATCATCGATGCTTATATTGTCAATACGGATAAACTTCATACAATATTTGCACTTTCGGATGGTAAAACTGCTGGATATACTACCACAACAAAAATTCAAGGACCAACCGGAAACACTTATGTAATAATAGACGGGGGTAACACTTGGGGGTCTTCTGCTCCTCGGGGTGGTGCTACTGTATATAAAGAAGACAACTATGTAAACATAGACAATAATAATATTACCATCAAGTCTCTTGAGGTTCGTGGTGGTAGTATTAGTTTAATACAAGATGAATCTCTCAACACTATTAATATTCATTATGATTTGGGTAATACTGCTGCGGGATATGCCAACTTAGTATCTGGTAGTACGGGTCAGTTAGTTGGTTTTAAGACGAGCAATTCATCTTTGTATGGGTTTACGGGTACAACTTACGACAATAAAACAAAATCTCTTGAATTAAAAATAAAGGGTTATAAAGAACGATCCAAATATTTTGAAGTGTCTACAACAGATACCACAAAGGATTTTTATAATATTAATGTTGGAAGTGAGCCGGAATATTTGTTTTCTGGTACAGTTGATCCTAACAAGCACAAAACATTTATTCTTGATATGTTTCAGGTGTGGCCGTTGCCAGGAGCCGGGCCCGACCTTTCAAGTGATGATAGGAGAGTAATTGTTGGTATTACGGCTGCATCGTTTGGTTACACGGGCAATTCAGATCACGACAACAAAAAATTAAGTAAATCCTTTTCTCTTATAGTTCATGGAGCAACCAATTCAGCATTTCTTGATTATAGGTTCAAAAATACAATTTGGCCTTATGATAATCAACCTTGTTTTAGTGGTGGAACAGACATCTTTAATTTTTTCTGGTTGCCTTGTGAAAAACGAGCAAGTGATCCAGAAAATCCTGACAATTTTGATATTTGTCCTGATGGGGTATCATGGCATGGGAATGTTGTACAATGGCGTTCATCTGATACCGACATGAAAGATGAAAAACCCTTTTGGTGTAACGAAGAAATGGGCGAACCAGCAGGTTTTAGAGGTGGTGTAGTTGATTATCCTCAGATTCATATATCTTCAACTGGAACTACAGGATCAACAGGTGCTTGTTGTATGGGTGATGGAAAATGTATTCATACAACATTAGCGTTGTGTTCTGGTTATTTTATGGGATCGGGAGTAAAATGCGGTTCTACGGGGGCTACAGGTTCTTGTTATGGTGTAGGACCGTGTTGTGTTCATTATGGGGATCAGAACAGCATTGAATGTTTTGATGATTTAGACATCAATGAATGTATTAATCTGGGTAGTATGTTGAATGTTACCACTCAATTTGGAGGAATAAATTTAGATTGCTCAGATGTGTATTGTAACAGTATTCAGACCAAAAAGGGTGCATGTTGTGATGGTGTTGGTTATTGTGATTATAAAACAAAAATAGATTGTGTAAATAGTGGTGGCTATTTCTTGGGTATTGGTTCTTCGTGTGTTCTTAATAATGGTACAGATGTGTGTTCTGGTGGAACAGGTGCGTGTTGTAATTCTAACAGTTGTGTTGATACATACTCTGGTGCATTGTGTATAGATGGAGGAAATGTGTATGCGGGTCATGGAACAAAGTGTGCGGATACTATATGCAGTAGTCGTAGGGTTGGAAGAAGCACAAGTGTCATTCCATTAAAATTAAAACCAGGTGACATATATGGCGGCGGTATGGTAGTTGGTTTATACCGTCCATTTGGTTCTGTGCTGCTCGGCAATAAATATTTTGGTGGCGATAATAATACACACTGGCGACATCTTATGATGGGTGCTACTGGATCAACATCTGATTCGGGATATACTGCTGATATTTATAGATCAAAATATGATTATTGTGGTTATGGTTTTAGTGCTGATAGAAGTTGTTCAGATCTTGGTCCATTGGACAGTAACATAAATGATAGTATTCCTGATGCATATTATATAATCACATCTCTTTCACCAATTGCAATAACAGGCGACAGAGATGTGGTAAATTTAAACGATCATCCGGGTGCAACACAAGAATTTTATTGGGGAAACCGGGGAAGCGCATGGGGTCCGTTGTATAATCAAAACATAAATAAATTTAATGATTTGAACACTTCTTATAATAGAATATTTGATATGTCTGAGGGATATTGGTATATGCATGGGTATACTGGATCGGCAAATAACATCTCAACTTATACTTTCCCGTCATGTAGAAAAATAAGACGAACGGATGATAGTGTTATTGAAACTCTTCTTAGAAAACCAGTGCAATCTGCACATGGTCTTTGGCATCGCAATTGGGGGCTGTATAATAATATACGAATTATTAGTGCGGATAATGCACTTTCACAAGGATATGGTGTTAGCGGTGCATTTAGTTCAGATCAATTTGGACCAGGATTAACAGGTTCTTACATGTCATCTATTCGCGTTGCTAGATTGTTCTCCGATCACATATCTGGAACAGGCGATACGGGAGGTATTGAGGGCATTACTGGTGGAAATATACCACAACTTTCATCGTGGTATGTTCCAAGTTATGATGAAATGTCATTTATCGCAGCAAATTGTATAGATGATTCCCCGTATAATTTTAATCTCAATTATCATCTCTTTACGCACGATGAAGGAATTCCTTTTGATGGGTGGTACTGGACATCTACAGGAGCATTCGATGAAAATAAAGGATTTAATGCTGGTGTTGGTGAAGGTATTATTAGATTAGATACTTCAGGATTGACTGCTGACCCTGGAACTCTTGCATGGGCGGTAGAGTTTGATGCGGATGGAAACAAAAATAATTTCTCGTTTGGTAAGAAGAATAGAATAGAACAGAAATATCAAGTTAGACCTATAAGAATAATCAGAGCAGATGGGTTATATGCTACTGGTGGATCAGAAAACGAAAAACTTTGGAAGTTGCCAAATCTTCTTCGTGATTCTGATAAGGGTATTAATCAAAAATAATTGGAGATGAATATATAATAGATGATAAGAACATACGGATCAAGCAGAATAGAAGATATCACTGGTTCGCTTGGCTTCGCCGGGCCCAGCGGTCCTATCGGAGCCATTGGAGCCACCGGGGCTACCGGAGCCACTGGACATACTGGCCCTGCTGGACCAATAGGAAGTGGCATATCAAATATTTCTTTGTTTGGTGAAAGTTATGCGATAGAGGGATCTAATCCTCCTGCTGATGGTGATGGTGGTGTTAGTGATAAATTTGGTAAGTACGGAATAAGGGAAGCGGGTGATTATAAAATTTTCGGTGATCCGAGACACAATACGGGTGGTGGTAGAGTACGGGTATACAAAAAAGGAAACACTGCCGGATGTACAGCCGGTTCTAATTGGTATAATGAAATAGATCTATCACCCATCGGCGTTGGTGATGGTTGGGCAACGGGTCGAAATACAGATATTACTATTTTTGATAACGGGGATGTTGTGGTTGTCGCTGGTGCAGAAGGGGCAGAAGTCGGCGGCAATGCAACCGGTGCTGTATATGTGTGGAAAAGAGATTATTCTACAGAAGTGTGGACACAGGTACAAGAAATAGGGGCCCCTGGTGTTCAATCCACCTGGAGAAAAGTAGGACGGGGTGCATGTTTAGTTGATGCTAAAACAAACTCTCTTTTCTTTTCAAAAGCACCGGGGCAGGGCAGCGACACGCAATCAGCATTCATTTGGCATTTTACCACATCCGATAGCGGAGATACTTGGACTGAAAATACAACATGGACTGCTAAGACACTGGATGAAATAAGAGGATGGACCTCCTCAACAGATGATGGGGGCATTAGTGGGTTCAGTGATAGTCAAATTACTGAAGACAGAATGATACTGGCAGCACACGCCGATGATGCGTATATGGGTGGCATTACAATATATGAATATACAGATAGTACATGGCAAAGGGTGTTTTATAAAAAAGGAATATGCGAGTCGGGGTCGCCCTGCGAGCCCGGACCCTACAAGCCTTCTCTTGGTTTAGATTCTGCGATTCATAAAGATATTGCTGTTGCTGGTTCGCCAAATAGTATAAATGGTCATTTGATCCCACGGAAGGGGATCAACTATCCTCCGGGACATGAAAACTTAAAGGTGGGGGAGAATGCAAATTATGGTGCTTATAATGGATCTGTTTTTGTTTATAGGAGAAATAGTGATGGAAACTGGACACATAGTCAATTAATAGATAATCCATTTCCAGAAGCGGGTGCAAATTTTGGACATGGTGTTGATCTGTGGAAAAACATTCTTGTTATTGGTGCGTGTGGTGCCGGAAACCATAACAATGCTACTGACGGCTCACCTGGCAGAGTGTATATCTATAAAGATGAAAGTCAAGCCGGGGGGCCATCGAAGTTCGTATTAAAAGATATTATATATCCATCTAAGAATTATGTGTGGGTCGATGAGGGTGGGATTGCTGGCGATAGTGTTACAGGTATTGGATGGGGAATAAAGATATCCTACAGGGGAGGGGATATTGCGGTTGGCGCGCCGTCTGGATTTACTGGGGGTGCCCCCACGGTCGGTTCTGCCTTTATATTATCTGAAGATTATTTAAATATTACTATTTCTGATGTCAGAGATGAGTCTGATTATGATACAGAGTGGTGGGGTAGAAAATTAGAATATTCAATTGGTGTTAGTGGTGCAAAAGGACCAACGGGGACTGATTATAATTATGAATATACAATCACGAATGCTGGCGAAAATGTGGGGGCTGTACCAAGTCAAGAGAGTCTTAACTATGGTAAAATTTATAAAACCAGAGAGGGTGCAACTGCATATTTTAGAACCTTAACTGTTAGTGGTAATGCTATATCAATAAATTCTACAAACGATTATACTATTCTTCTTGCCGGAAATGAATATATTAGTTCAGGTGGCATTATTGGTAATACTGGCGAGTTGGTTTATTCTTTTAGTGGAGCATCTGCTCAAGGTGTTAAGAATACACATTGGGACGGTACTAGATTGGTTGCAAGACTAGAAAATTACCGAGAAACTATATCCAATAATAATTATAATGTTCTTGTTGCACCAGAAGGCCCCAATCCAATAAACACAACCGAAAATGTTAATTCTGGATTTTTAGACGGATCTATTATTCCCTTTTCCTACATTGTAACGCAACCGAGTCTGCCAGGCACATCAACGATAATTAAGAGTGTTAAGAGTGGGTTGCATATGGGAACGACTAGTGATAACGAAGGACTCAGTGCTGATATAATTCATACATTTGGTGACACGATATTTGCGACTCCTTATGTTCCCCCAACTAGGATCGGTTCTTGTTGTTATTGTAAAATGGTTAGCAGTGATCCAGATTTTCCTGAAAGAGAGGGAACTATTCCCGATTGCTTAGATTTTACAACTGATATTTATTGCGATTCTATTGGTGGCAGTTTCAACACTATTCCATGCGCAAATAGACCAGAAGGACCGGGTTGCTATAAGGGTAGTGCTTGTTGTGTAGGTGGTAGTTGCATAAATACAAACTCTGAGAAATGTACATTGTTTGGTGGTTTTTATATTGATAATACTGATTGTGAAGAAGTAGAATATGAACTTGGTGGGTGTCCAGCAACATGTGAAGATCATGGTGCATGTTGTGTTGGTAACTTATGTTATGATTTGACTGAGGTAGAATGTTCATTTGAACCAAATAGTACATGGTCCGCAGGTAAAACATGTAAAACATACAATTGTTGTTTTGCTCAACTTGGCGGTTGTTGTGTTGACGAGATGTGTTATGAAACGTCACCATATATTTGCAGTACATTATTTTCGGTTGATGGAACTCCTGGTGTATTTTGGGGGACTGGCTCTAGTTGCGCCGGACCAAAAAGAAACACTGAAGCATATGCACCTTATGAATGTTTGATGGATGATGGAATAATAAGCGAACCATTAGATGAAGATGGATTGTGTCCTGACGGTGAATTGCCTCCGTGTAGGGCGCAATGTCCGGGTTGGCAGCGACTGGGGGAGCAGTTCCCTTGTTATGATGGAGAAGGCAACGAGGTCAGCATATGTGCATGCGACGGGGCAGATTGTGGTGAATGTGAGATTGGAGTTTGTTCTACGGGTGAAACACAATCATCAGGAACTATGATATTGGCAGATAATACTTGTTGGGAATGTTGTTGCGAGGGTGCAGTACCGGAAAGACCAGTATTATTTGGTGCATGTTGTGTTGATGATGACCCGGATTATCCTGAACCATACTGTGATGAAACAAACATGTTAGATTGTGCCATGAAGGGTGGCATGTTCATGGAAGGGTTAGAATGCAGTGATGAAACTTGTAATTTCGGAGCATGCTGCGACAAATACCGAGGAACTTGCCGAGATGAGACTTATAAGATGGACTGTATGGGAGTGAATGAAAAGTGGTATGGAATATGTGATGGGGTGGCATGTACTTGTGATGATATAATCTATTCTGTTAACACTTGGTATGAAACAGGCGGGGTTAATGATTTACTTGATTTGATTTCTCGTTTGGGTGAGTGTGGACCTGATTGTGATTGTAATGAAGATGGTGTAGTTGACTCAGATGATGTGTGGTGCTTGTTTGCGTGGGGCTGGGATCCTGGAGATGATCCACATCGTTTTAACTTTAGATCTAGAATATTAGATCCTCGTATTGATCCTACTGATTCTCCTAGCAACACATTTGATTGGAATTTTATGCAATGGCATTGGTGGCCAGGTCATACACATCGCTTTGGTACATATGGTCAAACTGAGGTTGGTGAGTTTCCACCTGGTTCATACGGTGAAGATACAATAATACATGATTTGTGGGATGCAGATTTCTGGGCGAGTCAGGGACCGCCTTCGATTATATGGAGTAATTTTGAAGGATTTTATACATGTGAGGTTCGATTGTCGTGGACGAAGATATTAAATTGCCAAATTTGTGATTACACAGGGTCCGGCGGAGGAGGAAGTCCTTATGATCGTATGTGTAAAGATTGTCGTATTGATAACAATTATTTTAAATTCCACAATAATTCAGCAGTGCCATGGCTGAAAATTGGTGCCGTTGATTATTATTGCACTACTTGTGCAAAACGTGGTAGGTGTTGTATGGGACCAACTTACGGTGGAGAATATGATTTCATGGCTCACTTAAATGAAAATCAAAGTCCAGAGGCGGTGGGAGCATTCCTGGATGATCTAGATTTAAAACTATACAACGATGATGATGTAGTAATAGATGAAAGGCCCGTATATTCAGATTGTTACATGACGCATGCTGTGTGTGACGCACACATGGGACATTTTGAACCCGTTGATACTGTTGCATATGGTGTTGATGCGCCAAGGATGGATCTGGTCCCACCGGCGGCAGGTTATGGTTGTTGTGGAAAGAGTTGTCAACAGGTTCCGGTGCCGATGAGTGACGACGATTCAGAGTGGATGGAGATTAGGAATTATGATCCACTATATCCAGAGCAATGTGAATTAGATAAAATTGTGTGTTGTACAAAGAGGCTGGGTCTAATAGAAACAGATACTTGGGAAGAGTGTTTAAATGCCGATTTTGCGCTTAGTGGGAAATTGGGAGTTCCCTTATCACCAAGATTTAAAACAATAGATGAAGTACCTGATTCTATTAAAGACAATTTGGGTTGTGGAGACACTGGATGGGGTGCTTGTTGTGGATGTGCTGTACAAGATGGGGTGTACTATCATGATTGTGTGATGACAAAAGATATTATGGTGTGTTTAGATATGGGTGGCCACTGGGCTGGTACAGATACAATGTGCATAGACCAACCTTTGTGCGATGGTATACCTGCTGGTGGCACAAAATATGGATGGACTTGTGAAGATTGCAGTGATAATATAACTTGCCCCGGTGA